CTAGTCTTTTTGATAGAATAAGCATTCGTATCCGTCGGCACGAAGGTTAATATCAGACATCCAGTCTGGAGCTATCCCCATCAACGATGCAATCTCATCAAGCTTTTGTTCCATTGGACATTCTATAATAACTTCATCATGTACATGTCCTACAATCTTGAATTCTTTTAGTTGTTTCAAAGCAAATGCAAGAATGTCTCTACTGATAGCTTGGACAATGTTCTCCACAAATTTTGGACCATAACTTTCTAGTCTCTCCCAACGTTTGGCAGTTCCAGATCCTTCGTAAGTGACGGACTCTCCGCCGAACTGGTTATCGCCAATTCTTGGTTTGATATACGCTAGCTTGCGACCAGATGGTAGGGTGATGAATAAAATGCCACTTTTCACTTCAAATTGAATACCGTGAGTAGATGTTGGAATTAGTTCCTTTACAGCAGTCTTTACAGCATTATCGACATCCCACCAATAGAGAACGATATTCGGATTAGCTAGTCGCCATGAGTTCACTAGTGGTTGGAGTTCTTCCTTTGATAGTCCCATATCAAGTGCTCCCATGGCTTTCAATGCACCGACTGAACCACCATAGCCACAAGCAAGCTCTGCAATTTTTCCTTTTTGCCTGAGTTCAGAATTTTGTCCATGTTTTTCAACTGGTACTCCAAACATCTGAGAAGCGGACATACAGTAGATGTCTTTCCCTTGTTCAAATACTTTACTGCGCCATCTCTCTCCTGCCAGGTGGGAGAGTACACGAGCTTCGATAGCTGAAAAGTCGCAAACGATGAATTTCTTTCCTTTACTAGGGACAAAGGCTGTTCGGATAAGTTGAGATAAGGTATCTTGTGTGTCGTAGAGTAGCTCAGTAGATTCTAAGTCACCTGTTCTGAAAAGATCTCTAGCTTCCTTTAGGTCAGGAAGATGGTTCTGTGGTAAATTCTGAAGTTGTACCAAGCGACCAGCCCAACGACCTGTACGGTTAGCCCCGAAAAATTGAAACATTCCTCTTGCTCGACCGTCTTTACAAACACAGTTCATCATAGCCTGGTATTTGGAGACACTTGATTTGGCAGCTTGCTGACGAAGTTTGAGAACTTGAGCAGTTGTTTCATCAACCGTTTTGAGAAGTTCTTTCACAGCTTTTTTGTCTAGAGAATCTGTTGCTACTCCATGTTCTCGCAACCAACTAATCATCTGCAGAACAGAGTTGGGATTTTCAAGACCCGTTAATGCTTTTAACTCTGCTTGAATTTTGGCTTTGCTCTCTCCGTCTATTTTTAAAGTAGCTTTTACAAAATCAACATCTATGCCAATACCGTGGTCGTTGATAATCTGATCCTGGTGGTACTCATTCCAAACAAAGCTAGGTACTGGGAAGTTTTTCACCCGTTCCTTGATGGCCAATTCGACCTCAACATCACGTCTGTTGTAGTCGATAAATGTAGACCATTTGTTAGGTGCGTGATGAGGAAAGTTACGAATTCGTCCCCCATTGACTTTGGTTGGCTTACAAGGCAAGCAGAAGTAGCGAATAAGGTCAGCCCCCTCTCTCATCTTTTGGTCTTTGAGTTTGAGAACTGTTCCAACTCCTTCAAGGGAGAGTGGAAGTCCTAAATAGGCGGACCAAATCATGCTACATCGCCACGAAACTGGGGAGAGAAATCCATCTGATAAGAATTCAGGATGATGTTTCTTGAGCCAGTTTGATAGACAAATTCGCTCAAATGAAGCGTTGAATGCCCATTTAATGACACTATCATCCACCAAGTTCTCAAGGATATCTTGGGGTAATTTCTCTTTAGTTAAGTCGTAAACAGTTACTGGTCCATTATCGACAGAAACCGCAAACAGAAGGAGTTCAAAACTGTCATCTTCCGCATAGCGATAGACACCAGATTTTCGTAAGTCAAATTCACAATAAGTTTCGATATCTATACTGATCTCTTTAATTAGCATAGTTTGTCCTTTCTGAAAAAGGTGACAGAAGTACTGCCACCTTGAGTTCTATTTGTTTTTTCGACTGAGTGGTATTTGACTAAGTTTCTCTTTCTTTCGTTTAGCCCTTCGTTCCATTTCATTTCGAATGTCATCTCTAATGGTCATATACCCGAAGTACAGTCCGATAAGCACCCAGAGACCCATAATAGTACAAGTTAAAATAGTATACATCATCAATTTAATTCTCCATTTCTAGTTCTAGTTCAAAAAGTCATCATCATCTTCAGTCGCAAAATCATCCTCAGCACGAGTGCGTCCACCAAGGGGCTCACCATCACGCAATTTTTGCAAGTTATTCAAACCGCAAGCAATACCTTTGTTGCCATTTGAATTGAAAGCATAGAAGGTAATAGAAGCACGACCGTAGATACCTGAATACAATTCTGAAGTATCAATGATTTCTTGACGATTACCATCAACCACCCCAGGTTTGTGTGGAGAGTTGGCATTTACAAAATAAGTATTTTTGTATGCTTCATCATCAGGGCGTTCAAGGTCACCGTCACGTAGGGGAGTTTTCAGAGTAGATAATGCAGGTACTGATTTGCCATTGCCTTTGAGTTTTGACTCACCTTCTTTATATGCTTGCTCAATGGCTGCTTTGATCTTGTTAATGGTGGCAGTATCCTCTTTTGGAATGATGAGTGAGGCACTGTACTTGGGAGTGCTACCATTTATAGATTTTGGCTCATTGGCATTTAAGTAGCTGAAGCGAGTGTTTGGTCCTGTAATTACTTTAGTTGTCATTTAGTTAATCCTCTTTAAATTCATGTTTTGCTAGGTTCATCTCTTGACGGCTGTCGTCAATTGGAACGAGTGTTGGTTTACCACTTGGTTTTATTATGAGACCACCAAGGAGGTCATTAAAGGTTTTCTTGCCAAGTAATTTTGTCATGGCTGTAATGGTTAGAAGTTTCTTCTCATAAGGGTCATAGCCTGCTTCAATCACAGCTTGGCTAACGGCTGACTCATCTGAGAATTTACGAATAGAGCGACCTTCAACCAGTTTGTATCCTGGGATAGGATGTCCATCTGTGGCTTGATTTAATGCATAAGCTTTGACATCATTTGCCCACGAAACCAGCAAGTCTAATTTAGGCAAAATCTCTGCAATGTCCTCGTTGTCTAGTGCTTCTGGATTCGCAAACTCCATCTTGGCTAGTGCCAAATTATCCTCAGCACGTTTGCGACAGACATTCTTGAGCTTACAGAATTGGCAGTGTTTACCAGATTGCATCTCCCCCTCACCTTTGAATGCAAGTTCAGCTTTTGGAGCAAGTTTGTTTTCAGCCCATTCAAGCAAATCAGCTTTTTCCATCTCAAAGGTAGAAATGTTATGTTTTCGTGGTTGAAAGATTGTCATGGTAACTTTATCAAAATCATATAGACCATCAAACATCTCAAGTGCTCCAAGTGCATAACACATCATTTGCGGGTTGTAGTTTGCATCAACTAGAACACCAAGCCCGTGCTTGTAGTCAATTACCTGAAGAAGTCCGTCTGCCACGATGATGCAATCTCCAGTTCCAAAGCCTTCAGGTACCCACTTAGAAAAGTCCAGTCGTTGTTCTATAAGAACTGTAGGGTCACGAGAGTAACCTCTAGCTTTCTCGACTTGTTCCATGACATAGTTGCGGTATTCTTCAGCGCAATCCTGCATTTCATCGTTATAAAATGCCAATTCCTCAGTTGGATCACGCGCATTCCTACCCAAAGCTTTCTCGACTAGATAAGCACACAACTCGTGAGCATCAGTGCCTTCGAGAGCAAAATCAGATGTTGTGTCTGGCAGATCTTCGGTGAGACGAGCAGATGGTGGGCAATTCAACCAACGATGTGATGCAGAAGCAGATAGAATGGCGTGGTTAGTCATTACCAATTCCTCCAGCTTCTTCAAGTACTGCCGCAAAGTGTTTTGGGTCAAGTGCTGAGAGTGAAGAAGCACCGTAAGCATTTAGAAGAGCACGAACCTCGTTCTTATAGCCATCTTTTGCTTTCGTGGCAAGTACAGCACGGACATTCTCCAATTGAATTTCCTTTTTTGGTTCTGGTTTAGATTGATCAGGTTTTGTTACCGTTTCTTCCTCATAAGATAGGAGTTTCTTGAATTCATTTACCAATCGAAGGTAGTACTTTGCGGTTTCTTCCATATCATGAATCAGTCTATTCAGTTCTTTCATTTTGCTCATTGTTTTCTTCCTCCATAATTTTCCGAGCGAGTAGTTTTGAGATGACGCTGATAGCGATGAGAGTATCTGCTACATCATCATGTTCGATGTATGGTTCGTTTACCATATTTGGTCCTCCTATCTTACTAAGTAAGGTTTCGAATGATTTTTCCGTTTTGTAAGGAATATTTTTTATCCCTTACATCTTACTAAGTAGATCTAAGAGATGTTTTTCCGCTTCTCACTATAATTTTTTGAACATAAAAAAGTTTCCTGTGCATTTAATAGGAAACTTTTATTTTTCTAATAAAATTTTCGGAAGTGCGGAAAATCATCTCTGTTTCTTACTTAGTAAGGTAGGAAGCAAGTTTCCTAATTTAAAAACTAAAGACAGAGGCATATCAAATGAAATTTACCCTATCTCATTCTGGACAGACAGGAATACAAACAACTACGGTCTATCCAAATATGGTAACTATCACTAATAAAGCTATCTTACAAAACGTAGCTCAATTCGACCATGTGACAGGTCTTTTTGTCCAAAATACTCGCTCCAATGCCAACTTTATCAAGTCAGATGTGTTAGTCATGGATATTGATAATGATCACACAGAAAATCCTGATGAATGGCTTACCGAAGAATTCCTTAAAGACGTCTTTGCGGATTACAATTTTGCCTTGGTCACCAGTAGAAGTCATATGCAGGCTAAGGCAGGAAAGGTTCCAAGACCTAAATTTCATATCTACTTCCAAATCAATGAGCTAACTGATAAAGATGTCTACGTAGCCATGAAGGAAGAACTTTGTAATCAATACAAGTTTTTTGATGATAATGCCAAGGATGCGGCACGATTCTTCTTTGGAAATCCAAATGCACAGGTTATATGGCATGATTCTTGGCTAACTATTGATGAAGATTTGTTTCAAGCTGTTTCTATTGATGACGAGGAAGATTTCGATGCAGACTTCTATACTCCTCCAAGCGGACCAATCCAGCAAGGGAGTCGTAATTCAACGATGTCTGTATTTGCATCTAAGATTGTCAAACGGTTAGGTGTAACGCAAGAAGCAAGGGATGGTTTTGATGAGCAGGCTAAGAAATGTGTACCGCCACTTGATAAAGCTGAGTTAGATACCATTTGGGGTAGTGCTGTGCGATTCTACAACAGAACTATAAAAACATCTAAAGGCTACGTGGCTCCTGATGCTTTCAATAGAGAAACATTAAAACCAGATGATTACTCAGATGTAGGCGAGGCTGGTGTGCTTGCTAGAGAATATGCTAATAAGCTGGCCTACACCAACGCAACAGACTATCTTTACTATGACGGAACTCACTGGCGTGAGAATAAGCAGTTGGCACTAGGTGCAGTTGTACACTTTACAGATGAACAACTTGCTGAAGCGAGTGCACTCTTGGAATCTGCAGAGAAGCAACTTCAGTCTTCAGGTATTGATGAATTGACCATTAAGGCTGGAGGAAAGCGTCTAGAAAATGCAGTCGAAACTCCACTTCAATTGAATTATTTAAAAGCTTATCTTGCAGCTAAAGAGCTCCATAAATTTGTTATGAAACATCGTGACTATAAGAATTTGATGGCTGTCTTTAATACAGCTAAACCAATGCTTTCAGTAGAATTGTCAGAATTAGATAGTGATGATTTATTACTCAATACCCCAGAGGCTACCTATGATTTACGAAAGGGAATAAATGGGCAACAAGAACACAATCCTGAAGATTACATAACAAAAATAACCGCAGTCTCCCCTAGTGATCAGGGAATGGGATTATGGCAGGAAACTTTAGCTACCTTTTTCTGTAATGACCAAGAATTGATTGACTATGTTCAAGAAATCATTGGAATGGCAGCCATCGGTAAGGTTTATCAGGAACACATGATTATTGCCTATGGAGGCGGAGCGAACGGCAAGTCTACCTTTTGGAATACCATTGCTCGTGTGCTAGGTAGCTATTCAGGTAAATTATCTGCGGATGCCTTAACTATGTCAAACAAGCGAAATGTCAGTCCAGAGCTTGCGGAGCTTAAAGGGAAGCGTCTGGTCATTGCTTCTGAAATGGCTGAGGGTATGCGACTCAATACAGCCGTTGTTAAGCAGATTACCTCAACAGATGAAATCCAAGCTGAGAAAAAGTACAAGGACCCATTTCACTTCGTGCCATCACACACGCTGGTTCTTTACACAAACCATCTACCCAAAGTAGGGGCGAACGATGATGGAACTTGGCGACGTTTGGTTGTCATTCCATTTAACGCCAAAATCACTGGTCGCTCTGACATCAAAAACTTTGCGGACCATTTGTACGACCATGCTGCGCCAGCCATTATGTCTTGGATTATAGAAGGTGCAGAAAAAGCCATCAAAGCGAACTTCAAAACAAAAGTACCAACTGCCGTATCAGCTTCCGTCAAAGCCTACCGAGAAGCAAATGATTGGTTAGGACACTTCCTTAGTGACTGTTGTCAAGTTGGTGATCAGTTGACAGAAAAATCAGGAGAACTATACAGTCAGTATCGTGCCTATTGCGCCAAAAACATGGAGTACACACGCAGTACGACCGATTTTTATTCTGCTCTTGATCAGGCAGGTTTTAAAAGAAAACGGACAAGTAAAGGTAACCTCATTCTTGGTTTGAAATTGGTTGATGATGGCTATGATTTCTTAGATTAATGACCAACATTTTTAGCCAACTTACCTCCACAAGAGCGGTGCTAGACTAATTTAGGTGTGTAGGTCGTTGACTGAATGGTTGGAACTTATTTTGAATGAGACTTCAGATAAATGATTAAAACGACCTGCATGAGTGACATTATTCAATTTTGTGTAGGTCTATTATGGTCTTTTCTAAAACTATCCTATAAGCAAAAAATACTATAAAAAAGCCTATAAGAGGAGTTTTAGAAATGACTGCACTAGACCTACACACTTCAATTTGATGAAAGGATTTAGAACGATGAGAGAAAAGTACGTTGAGCAAGCCTTGGTGAAGTCTGTGAAATCTAGAGGCGGCATTTGTCCTAAATGGGTATCACCATCATTTTCTGGTGTGCCAGATCGCTTGGTGTTTTTACCCAATGGCAAGTTTGGCTTGGTGGAAGTAAAAGCTCCTGACCAAAAGCCAAGGGAGCTACAAGTGTCAAGGCATAAACTGTTCGAGCGATTAGGCTTTAAGGTCTATGTCATTGACCGCATTGAGATGATTGGAGAGGTGCTAGATGAAATTGACATTACATAACTATCAGGTAGTCGCCAAGGACTTCATCATAGGTCACCCTTATGCAGCAGTCATCTTAGACATGAGGATGGGGAAAACGGCTACGACTTTATCCGCTGTGAATGAATTGATGTTTGACCGATTTGAAGTCACAAAGGTTTTGGTTATTGCCCCACTTCGAGTCGCAAATACAGTATGGAGTGATGAGATGGAGCAATGGGCGGAGTTGCGTCACCTACGTTATTCGAAAATTGTTGGTACTCCCAAGCAACGAAATGTAGCTCTTCAGAAAGATGCGGATATCTATATCATCAATCGTGAAAACCTACCTTGGTTGGTGGAAAAATGCAGTCCCTATTTCAAGTGGGATATGGTAGTAATCGATGAATTGAGTTCTTTCAAGTCATGGCAGTCCAAGCGTTTCAAAGCCTTCATGGTTATGCGACCTTACATGAAGCGAGTGGTTGGACTAACAGGAACACCGAGTTCTAATGGACTGATGGACTTGTTCGCAGAGTTTAAAGTCATTGACGGAGGAGAACGCCTTGGTCGATTCATTGGTGAGTTTCGTAGTCGTTACTTTGAAGAAGGTCGTCGCAATGGAAACATTGTCTATGAATACATCCCTATGGATTATGCGGAGTGTCAAATTCAAGACAAGATTAGTGATATCACCATTTCCATGAAAGCCTTAGACTATTTGGATATGCCTGATTTGATTTCAACCAAGAAACTGGTGCGTATGTCAGAAAAGGAAAAAGAGAAGTACAGTCAGTTTAAGAAAGAGTATGTATTGTCAGAGTTGGATGGATTAGAAGTAACTGCTGCCAATGCTGCAAGCCTTACGAACAAGTTAGTCCAGTTGTCCAATGGAGCCGTATATTCTGACGATCATACGGTTGTAGCATTACATGAACAAAAACTTGATGCCCTTGAAGATATCCTTGAATCCGCAAATGGAGAACCTGTCTTAGTTGCCTATTGGTTTAAACATGACTTGGCTCGGATTATGGGTCGTTTAGAAAAACTCAAGGTAAAGAGTCGGGTGATGAAAACAGAAGAAGATATTCGAGAATGGAACAAGGGCAATGTACCAGTTGGCTTACTTCATCCAGCAGGAGCTGGTCATGGGTTGAACCTCCAAAAAGGCGGTCACCACTTGGTCTGGTTTGGTTTAACATGGTCTTTGGAATTATACCAACAAACCAATGCACGACTTTGGCGTCAAGGCCAGGAGGCTGAGACAGTTGTTATCCAGCACATTGTGACTGAAGGAACGATTGACGAGGAAATCCTCAAGGCACTAGAAAACAAAGATGCACAACAAGAACGGCTGATTGCAGCTGTTAAAGCACAAGTAGGAGGGGCAGATGGATAAGGCAGAGCACATACTGACGAATTACAATGAACTCAAAAGTGACTTGGAGATGTTAAAGTATCGTTTGGACCATTTCAAACCAGTGACAGAAAATGAGGTTATTGGATCACTCGTTTTTGAAAAATCTAATGAACCTAGAGTTAAAAGTACACCTACCAATCAAAGGTCAGAGATGATTGCGCTGAATTTTCGTGAGAAGATGATTCAGGAAAATGAGGAACAATTGGCGGATTTATCGCAACGGTATATCCGATTGGCTAATGACCTTGATAATTTTGAGATGGCTTTAAAATTTCTAAAGGGAGATTTGTATGAATTTGCGCAATCCATGCTTAAGACAGATAGTAATTGGGATAGCTTGATGAGAGAGTTTCATATTAGTCGAAGTACTGTTAGAAATTGGCGACGTAAGGTCTTAGACCATGTTAGGGAAGTGTATATGAAAATGGGATATTCTTTGGAAAAGTAACCTCTTCCTGACCTACCCTTGACCTACCAGTAACCTACCCCTGCACTAAGTGTGACCTAACATTGACCTCACTTTGTCAAAATTTGTGGTAGAATTGTAAGTGTCAAAAAAGATAAAAAATACCCAGTAATGACTGGATATATCTCCTTTTTAGAGTTAATATGTACACAACAAAAGAAGAGGAGAACAATACAATGACAAAACGCCAAGAAGAAAAACTCAATGCCCTTTTAACAGAGATCGCTAAAGAAGAACTACTAGTTGAAACTTTGGAAACACGCTGGAGTGACAACCTCGATTTCTACGATGTTTCGGTTTGGGGAATCAAAAGAGCATTGGAGAGAGCCTACGAAGCAGGCCGACAATCAGTAAAATAAACCAAAGCCTAGCCTCATAAAGGTTGGGCTTTTTGCGTGGAGGAATTATGATTATTTCAAGTGAACAAGTGTCTGTTGGACACCCAGATAAAATCTGTGATCAGATTTCAGATGCTATTTTGACGGAGTGTCTCAAGTATGACAAACTAAGTCGAGTGGCAGTTGAAACCTTAACCAAGGATAACCATGTTGTAGTAGCTGGTGAAATTTCAACCAGACATTTCTTTAACCTCGAGAACATTGTTCGACAGGTTGTCGAGCCACTTGGTATGAAGAATGTTCGGGTAACTAACCTACTTGGACTCCAAAGTTCTGATATCGCCAAAGGAGTAGATAATGGTGGAGCTGGTGACCAAGGAATGATGTTTGGTTATGCGACAGATGAAACACCTGAGTACCTGCCACTTCCTTATGTTCTAGCAACCCGAGTCCTTGAGAAACTGATGTCACTTGGTCACCCCTTACTCGGAAAGGATGCAAAAGCACAGGTATCCTACGACTATGAGAAGAAACGGATTGACACCTTCTTAGTTTCCATCCAACATACCGAAACGGCTGACCTTATCAAAGTGAAGCGAATTGTGACTGAAGCTATGATGGCAGTAGCTCTTCGTTACCGTCAGAATCTAGATTTCAACGTTCTAGTCAATCCAACTGGTCGCTTTGTTCTTGGTGGCTCATTTGCGGATGCAGGAGTGACTGGACGTAAGATTGTGGCAGATACATATGGTGGTTTCGCGTATCATGGTGGCGGTGCTTTCTCTGGAAAAGACCCAAGCAAGGTTGACCGCTCAGCAGCATACATGGCCCGAAAGATTGCTAAGGATATTGTCCGAGAAGGGTATGCGAAACGATGTGAAGTACAATTAGCCTACGCCATTGGAGTTGCAGAACCTGTGTCGGTGTATGTAGAAACCTTCGGAACCAGTCGCTACACCACAAAACAACTGGAAGGAATGATTCGTGAGCGGTATGATTTAACACCACGAGGTATCATTAAGGAACTTCATCTCTTGAATGTAGACTACACCAAAACATCTTGCTTCGGACATTTCACGAAATCAAATCTTCCTTGGGAGAAATAGTGATATAATTGAGAGAGAAAAGGAGTGTTCATATGCCCAATCCTCAAGTATCTTCTATAACCGTATCACTATTTAGTTTCATGTTGCCGATGATTTCAATTGACATTAACGTAGAAGAAAAATTGGTAAGTATCCAAAAATTTCCTGAGACAGAAGACGAGATAATAACAATCTCCAATCTCCGATTATTTTTCTTCTTAAATCAATTAAAACGTGTGAAACTGTCTGAATGGAAGGAATATTATTCAAATGAGATGGAGATTTTAGATGGTACTCAGTGGAATGTATCGTTTGTCATGAATGGAAGAACCTACAATTGCTCGGGGGATAATAATTTTCCAAGAGAATGGACGTTATTTTGTAGGGCAATAAATAGATTAGTAAAGCACAATTACCTAGAATAATTGTGCTTTTTCTTTGGAGGAAAAATGCCAAGTAGACCAAGCACACCTTGTAAACAAAATGGTTGTCCTAACCTAGTACCGTATGGACAGAAGTATTGTGAGAACCATAAAGCAAACTACCAACTGGATACCAAGTCAACCAAAGCCAAAGGATACAATGCCCAGTGGAACAAAGCACGACTTCGTTACTTAAAAGTTCATCCACTCTGTGTTCAATGTAAAGTCAAAGGTCGATTGACCAAGGCAATAGTGGTTGACCATATCACACCCCACAGAGGTGACCAAGAACTCTTTTGGAATCAAACCAACTGGCAAGCACTTTGTAAGTCATGTCACGACCGCAAGACCAAGACGACTGACCGATATGTGGAGTATACGTATCGATTTTAGTCTTGGAGTTTCGTTACAAAAGTATCTAATTTTTAACCCTATGGGGAAGGGGGGATGAAATCTCTAAACCCTTGGGAGACTAAGACCGACGCCCCCTCAAACGTGTAATTTCGCAAAATTCGCAAGCGGGTACATTAAAATCGAACAATTATTACGTTCGTTCCCACCGTTATCACGTTTCTAATGTGGGGATGTAGCGTTCCAAAGTATGTCATTTTGGTAATAAATTAGTGAAAAAGGCTAGAAACAATGTAGAAAATAATTGTTTTTAGTCCTTTTTTGCTGGAAAGGAAAACAAATGGACGAAAGTCAACGCAAACAAATCTGGAAAATGCGAGCAGAAGGTCTTGGCTATGGCTTAATCGGTAAGGCTACAGGACTGTCTAGAGATTCTGTCAAAAAATACTGTAAACGAAATCCAGCATTGCTTGGTCATGGAGCGGCGACAAAGCAAATGGCAAAAGCCGACCAGAATGACGGACTCCGTTGCCCTCAGTGTTATCAAACACTTAAAATTTATAAAATAGGAAGACCAAAGAAGTTCTGTTCGGATAAGTGTCGTAAGGTTTGGTGGACAACACATTCTTACGAACACGATAAATCAAAAACCGCATATGAAGATTTGACTTGCCAACAATGTGGCAGGTCATTTTTATCTTATGCCAATCCAAATAGAAAATATTGTAGCCATTCGTGTTACATTCAATCACGCTTTTATAAAGGAGAAACCAATGACAAGCCAACCAAAAATGGAAATTAGAGAAATTCAATTATCTGAATTACACCCAGCCTCTTACAATCCTCGAAAAAAACTAAAAAAGGGTGACAAGGAGTATGAAAAGATTAAGCAAAGCCTACTCAAGTTTGGTTACGTTGACCCCATCATCGTCAATAAAGACTTGACGGTAATTGGTGGTCATCAACGATTAACTGTATTGAAGGACTTAGACTTTGAAACTGCTAAATGTGTCATTGTCGATTTATCCAAGGAAGATGAAAAGGCACTGAACATTGCCCTTAACAAAATCACCGGTCAATGGGATGACCAGCTTTTGGCGGATTTACTTTTGGATTTACAGGAGTCGGATTTCAATCTCGACCTGACTGGTTTTGAACCACCAGAGATTGACGATATCCTATCAAATGTCCATGATAAAGACCTATCAGATGATGACTTTGATGTTGAAGAGGAATTGAAGAAACCCACCTTTTCAAAACAAGGGGACATTTGGCAACTTGGTAAGCATCGAGTGATTTGTGGAGACTCTACGAAAGCCGAGACATATGAGCAATTGTTAGGTGATAAAAAGGCAAATTTGGTTGTGACAGACCCTCCCTATAATGTTGACGTGGAAGAAACAGCTGGAAAGATTCTCAATGATAATATGCCAGATAGTGAATTTTACCAATTTCTCTTTTCCATGTTCACTCAAGTGGAAAAGCAAATGGAAGCTGATGCCTCAATCTATGTATTTCATGCGGATACGGAAGGATTGAACTTCCGTAAGGCATTTAAAGATGCAGGCTTCTATCTGAGTGGATGTTGCATTTGGAAAAAGAACTCATTAGTGCTTGGACGTAGTCCCTACCAGTGGCAACATGAACCATGTCTCTTTGGTTGGAAACAAAAGGGAAAACATCAGTGGTTCAGTGACCGTAAACAGACAACCATTTGGGAATATGACCGTCCAAAATCCAGTAAAGACCACCCAACGATGAAACCAATTCCTCTGATGGCCTATCCAATTCAAAATTCATCCATGCGAGGAACGCTTGTCCTAGATCCATTCCTTGGTTCTGGTTCAACCCTAATGGCCGCAGACCAAACTGGAAGGGTTTGTTACGGCATTGAGTTGGATGAGAAGTTTGTGGATGTCATTGTCAAACGTTATATAGATTCAACAGGAAATGACAACGTGACGGTATTGCGTGATGGACAGACTTTGACCTTTAATGAAGCCTATTCAATGATGGAGGAGACGGTATGAGCCTAACCTTTCTTGATTTCTTTGCAGGAGTGGGTGGTTTTCGTTGTGGTTTGGAACTAGCTGGTTTCAAATGTATCGGTTACTGTGAGAAGGATAAGTTTGCACGAAAATCTTATGAAGCAATGTATGACACGAAAGGAGAATGGTTTCATGACGACATCACAAGCATTGACCCAACACAACTTCCAAAAGCAGATCTCTGGTGTGCGGGAAGCCCTTGTCAAAATGTGTCTATCGCAGGAAAGCGAGCAGGCCTATACGGTGAGCGAAGTGGACTCTTTTTTACATTTGTTGACCTCATCCAAAGCCAAGAGGAAGAAGATAAACCCGAGTGGATACTCCTTGAAAATGTTAAGGGACTTTTATCAAGTGGCGGGGGACGAGATTATCTCGACTATCTCACTATCTTGGATGAAGCAGGGTACGACCTTGAGTGGCAAGTGTTCAATTCAAAAGACTACGGAGTTCCCCAAAATCGAGAACGCATCTACACTCTCGGACATCTTAGAAGCAGAGGTCGACGAAAAGTACTACCTATCAGCGGAGAAAGCGGTAGCCATCTTAAGCAACTTGTAGGTGGTATGCAAAGCTATCGTGTCTACGACCCAAGTGGAATTGCCACAACCCTTGTTGGTGAGGGTGGTGGATTGGGAGCTAAGACTGGTCTATATTTGATTGACCAATCTTTGACAGAACCAAAGTTGACAGATGAGGCACGTTGTATCACTGCACGATATACTGCTGGAGCTACAAAGCGGACGGCTATGAATTCTGGAGTACTCGAAATTCAACCCATTCTGACACCCAATCGAATCAACAAGCGTCAAAATGGACGCAGGCTCAAGGAACAGGATGAGCCAATGTTTACATTGACCTCTCAAGACCGCCATGGCGTTCTTGAAGGCATCAAGGTCAGAAATGGTACGAAGCAAGGTTATCAAGTTGCTGAGGTAGGTGATTCAGTGGATTTATCTTATCCCAACTCTCCAACGAGACGAGCAAGAGTTGGGAAAGGAATCGCCCATAACCTATCCTGCGGTGGTCAAATGGGTGCTGTGGTTTGGAATGATCGAGTGGTGAAAATTAGACGTTTAACCCCTAGAGAATGTTTTCGACTACAAGGTTTTTCGGATGATTTATTCGAGAAAGCTCAGGCGGTGAACTCGGATGCTCAGCTATATAAACAAGCTGGAAATGGTGTAACTGTAACAGTTGTCTATGCCATTGGATGTGCCATTCTAGCAAGTGAAGAATTATCGAAAATATCTTCAAAATAATCGAGAAATGACTGGATATAAGTCTCCTTTAGAGTTAATATGTACACAAAAAAGAAGAGGAAAACTAAACCATGACAACAACACTTGAAAAACTCTATGAAATCTACCCAACAACCGCAAGCATCATTCCTTACAAAGATTGGATCATCGTTGCATCGAATGGATATAAAGGAACAGAAGTTGAGATTTACGAAACGGCTGATAGTCTTGAAGAGTTTGAAAACTTCGAACGCAGATATGACCGAATTTACCAAGAAGCAGGAAGATTCGAAGACTTTGGACATGCAGTTAAGTGGGCATTTGATAAGATTGGAGAATAACATGGATGCAAAAATATTCAACTACCTAAAGACAATCTACCCTGTTGGGACTAAGGTTAGATTAGTTAAAATGGATGATCCACATCCAGTTCCTAAAGGGACACTTGGCACAGTTATTGGAGTGGATGACATTGGTTCACTCTTAGTTAAGTGGGAAAATGGCAGTTGCCTGAATGTTTTATATGGAATAGATATCGTGGAAAAGGTAAAGTAAGATGTGGGAAATAATGACTCGAACGGTTGGTGATAGGCATTACGTTTGTGAATTTCTCCGTGAAGATACAACAGACCCGAGAAATATAGACGGTGCTTGGATTAGAATTCTGACAATAAAACGTGATGGTGAATACATCTACCAATATAGATATGGAAATAAAATAGATAACATGGACGATATTGACAGAACTGTCTGTCAGGCTGTACTTGATAACTTTAATGAACTTTAAGAATGAACTCGAATTGAGTTCTTTTTTCTTACTCTAAAGGAGGTGAGATTTTGGCAATCAGGGGGCGAAAACCAAAGCCAACGAATATGAAAATACTTGAGGGAAATCCTGGTAAGCGACCACTCCCTACGAATGAAGTCAAACCTAAACAAAAAGCCCCACGTTGCCCACAGTGGCTTGAAGATGATGCAAAGAAGGAGTGGAAACGGATGGGAAAAATTCTCGAACAGATGGGAATTTTAACCGAAATGGACATGACTGCATTTGCAGGTTATTGTCAAGCTTACGCTCGCTGGAAAGAGGCAGAAGAGTTCCTTTCCAAGCATGGCTCCATTATCAAAACCCCGAATGGCTATCTCCAACAAGTCCCTCAAGTCTCTATCAGCCAGACCAACCTCAAAATCATGCTTAAATTCTGTGAACAATTTGGTTTAACACCTTCGGCACGAAACCGATTAGCTACGATGGATTCAGAAGTTGGTACTGGTGATGAAATGGAAGATTTGTTAGGAGGAATTTTATGAGCTATCATTATGAACCAAGTCCATTCATGCTTCCAACCTCACACTATGATAAGGCAAAGGCTGATAGGGCAGTAACATTTATCAATAACCTCTCCCACACCAAAGGAAAGTGGGCAGGAAAGCGATTTGATTTGTTGACGTGGCAGGAACAGCTTGTCCGTGACCTATTTGGAATTGTGAAAGAAGATGGTAACCGTCAGTTCTTAACTGCCTATATTGAAATTCCTAAAAAGAATGGCAAGTCCGAACTCGCCGCTGCTATTGCCCTCTATTTACTCTATGCGGATAATGAAGCCAGTGCAGAAGTTTATGGTGCGGCTTGTGACCGAAACCAAGCATCAATCGTGTTTGATGTGGCCAAACAGATGGTACAGATGAGTAGACCGCTTGAGAAACGCTCAAAGATTATGGGGGCGACAAAGAGGATAGTGAATTATTCCAATGCGGGATTTTACCAAGTTCTTTCTGCAGAGACTGGGACAAAGCATGGGCTAAACGTATCTGGCTTGGTCTTTGATGAAATCCACGCTCAGCCTAATCGTCATTTGTATGATGTATTAACCAAGGGGTCTGGGGACGCAAGGGAACAACCCCTCTTTTTTATTATCACAACAGCAGGAACGGATAGGAACTCCATCTGTTATGAATTACATACCAAAGCATTGGATATTCTGAATGGTAGAAAGAAGGACACATCATTCTATCCGGTAGTATATGGATTATCCGATGAAGATGATTGGAATGATGAAGCAAACTGGAGAAGAGCCAACCCTTCACTAGGGCATACTATTGGGATTGACCGTGTTAGAGAAGCCTACCAACAGGCACTTGACAATCCTGCTGAAGAAAATGTCTTTAAGCAGCTTCGTCTAAATATGTGGACAAGTTCAAGTGTTGCTTGGATTCCAGAACATGTTTATGCTAAGGGAAATGATCCAATCCAATATGATAGTCTCAAGGGTCGTAGTTGTTATGCAGGTTTAGATCTTTCTAGTACATCAGATATAACAGCTTTTGTTTTGGTATTCCCTCCTACTTTTGAAGAGGAGAATTATATCGTTCTGCCGTTTTTCTGGCTACCTGAGGATACACTGGAACTGAGATGTCGACGTGACCATGTTCTATATGATGTTTGGGAGCGTCAGGGCTACATCAAAACTACAGAGGGTAATGTTGTTCACTATGGATTTATCGAAAAGTTTATTGAAGACTTATCGGAAATTTATCATATCAAGGAGATAGCCTATGACCGTTGGAATGCGACACAGATGGTTCAGAATCTAGAAGGTATGGGTTTGACCATGGTGCCTTTCGGTCAGGGATACAAGGATATGAGTCCACCATCAAAGGAACTTTATAAACTTATGATGGAAGGCAAGATTCAACATGGTGGGCATCCAGTTCTGAAATGGATGGGACAAAACGTAGTCATGAGACAAGACCCCGCTGGCAATATCAAGCCTGATAAGGAAAAGTCAGTCGAGAAGATTGACGGTATTGTAGCACTCATTATGGGACTGGATCGTTGTATTCGTCATCAAACCGATGAAGGAAGTGTTTATGATGAACGTGGAATATTGAGTTTTTAATGTTATAATTAAGTTATTGAACTAGGAGGTCTTCCATGAACGAAATCATAAGAACACAATTATCTCGCTCAAAGTCTGTAGAAGATTTACTTAAAAAAGAAACGGAAAAACTAAATTGGCAGTATGTTGATGTACTTTTTTCTTTTAAAGGTATTTATTCTTTAGGAATAAAGGCATTTTATCCTAACATGGTTGGAACTGTACAGAATGGAACTATACTTTATCCTATTATCAACAAGAAATTGAATAGTAAGCAACGATTATATAGTGGAACTTACCTTTTGGAGCATTTTGAAGAATTTAAGGAGTTAAACAATCTGAAAGAACTCCGTGATTTTATTCATATTTACGAATCGTTAGGGAATTTGATTCCTGTTTGGCCAGGTGCAAATTCACATAGAGGAGTATTTGGTGTTTATGATTTAGCTGATTTATATTTTTATGATTCAAAGATAGAGGAGTTAGGTAGATTGTATTATAAAAATTTTCACTCTGAAAATTCCGTTTATTCAATAAGTCGATTTTGTTTCGAGAAAAGCAACACTCCCTATAAGTTACAAGATTTTTTATCAATGAATCGTGAAGAATATAAAAGGTTCTTAAAACATATAGTTGAAGTAATAAAAAATAGGAATAGCAAGCTAGTTTCTAACCAGCACTAATAACAAACCGTTAAGTAAAAGTATCTCAACCGAGATACTTTTTTCGTACTTAAAAGGAGGAACTATGGGACTACTAGATTTACTGGGACGAAAGCATGCTAGAGACAAACCACGGAATAGTTATGAAGGTCAGGACTTTTCATATCTGTTCGGACGAACGACCAGTGGGGAGAATGTGGATGAGTTTAAAGCTATGCAGACGACAGCTGTGTATGCTTGTGTCCGTATCTTAGCTGAAGCAGTTGCTTCATTACCCATTCATGTATATGAGAGAACGGCAACTGGAAAGGAGAAGAAGGTGGAACATCCCCTTTATTTTCTCTTGCATGATGAACCTAACCCTGAGATGTCATCCTTTGTTTTTAGAGAAACCTTGATGACCCATCTACTGATATGGGGCAATGCCTATGTCCAGATTATCCGAGATAGGAGTGGACAGGTTATCAGTCTTTACCCACTTTTACCAGATAAGATGTCTGTTCATCGAGACGAGAGTGGTAAGCTCTATTACAAATACAAGCGTCAGTCAGAAGAAAATCCTAACTTTAAGGAAAAGGGTGATGCAATCTTGAGAGCAGAAGATGTTCTTCATGTACCTGGTCTTGGTTTTGATGGATTGATTGGCTATTCTCCAATTGCCCTTGCTAAAAATGCTATTGGTATGACCTTAGCTACGGAAAACTATGGGGCATCATTCTTTAAAAATGGTGCAAATCCAGGTGGCGTTTTGGAACACCCTGGTATTCTCAAGGATCCTAAACGAGTGAGAGATTCATGGAATGCAGTCTACAATGGGGTAACCAATGCCCATAAAGTGGCAGTTCTTGAGGAAGGGATGAAATACACTCAAGTAGGCATTCCACCAGAAGAAGCCCAGTTTCTCCAAACTAGAAAATTCCAAATTAATGAAATTGCAAGGCTCTACCGTATTCCACCTCATATGGTTGGTGACTTGGAGAAATCCTCATTTTCAAACATTGAGCAACAATCTCTAGAATTTGTTAAATACACCTTAGACCCTTGGGTAGTTCGTCTCGAACAGGCTTTCAAGAGGTCTCTTTTTTTACCTGAAGAAAAGAAAACCTACTTTGTGAAGTTCAATGTAGATGGTCTTCTTCGTGGTGACTATCAGAGTCGAATGAATGGCTATGCGATTGGGAGACAAAATGGCTGGCTGTCGACGAATGATATTCGTGAACTTGAGGACTTGAACCTCCTTTCAGATGAGGAAGGAGGTAATCTCTACTTGATAAACGGAAATATGACGAAACTGAAGGATGCGGGTGGCTTTATGAAACAAGGACCAGTAGAACAAGAAATTCAATCTGAGGAGGATATGGATGCATAAGTTTTGGAATTTTACAGAAGATGATAGTGGTCGAACACTTCGTATAGAAGGACAGATTGCAGATGAGACGTGGTTTGGCGATGAAGTCACTCCACAAGTATTTAAAAATGATTTACATGCAGGAAACGGAGACATCACCCTCTGGATTAATAGTCCAGGGGGTGATGTTTTTGCGGCTGCTCAAATCTATAACATGTTGATGGATTACAAAGGTGATGTCCATGTCGTAATTGATGGCTTAGCCGCAAGTGCTGCTAGTGTCATTGCTATGGCAGGTACAACGGTTTCTATGAGTCCTGTTGCCATGATGATGATTCACAACCCTTGGACTGTGGCACAAGGTGAAGCCAAGGATATGCAGAAGGTCATTGAAATGTTGGGAGAAATTAAGGAATCCATCATCAATGCCTATGAACTAAGAACAGGACTGTCAAGAACTAAGCTTTCGCATTTAATGGATTCGGAGTCGTGGTTCAATGCCAAAAAGGCCATTGAACTGGGCTTTGCGGACAAGATTCTCTTTGACAGCAAAGAAGAACAGGAATTGGAGTCTAAGGGCTACTCATTCAGTCGAACTGCTGCCCAACAAGATTTACTTGTCAAAATGCAGGCGAAACTTGAAGTCCAACAACCAAAGAAAACAATCCCTATCAATCAGTTGGAAAAACGATTGAATTTGCTCAAATAATGAAAGGAATATGAACTGATGTCTAAATTACTTGAATTGAAAGAAAAACGTAACCAAGCTTGGCAACAAGCAAAAACCTTCCTTGATTCTGTTCGCTCAGAAGACGGACTGGTATCAGAGGAGGATTCTAAACGCTATGATGACATGGAAGCAAAAATCAACCTCTACAATCAAGAGATTGCTCGGTTGGAGCGTCAAGAAAAGATTGACCTTGAACTTTCTCAACCAGCGTCACAGGCTCTAATTGGGCAGCCCACTACAGTTTTGAATGACAAGACTACTGAAGAGGAAAAGATAGGTGTGGCTTCAGATAGCTATGCCAAGACTTTTTGGACAAGTGTTCGTAAACGTCACTTCTTTGATGTCAAGGATGTACTTCGAGTTGGAGAAGATACCGAAGGTGGTCATCTGGTTCCTGATGAGTATGAGAAGAAACTGGTTCAAGGATTACAAGAAGAGAATTTCTTCCGCAGCCTTGCGACTGTTATCAAAACATCTAGTGGTGAGCGTAAGATTCCTGTTGTGACAGGACATGGTTCAGCCTCATGGATGGATGAAAATGGACTTTACCCTGAAACAGAAGAAACCTTTGGTCAGGTGACACTCGACTCTCATAAGATTGGGACTGCCATTCGTATTTCAGAAGAGTTGCTTAACGATTCAGTCTTTGACCTTGAATCCTATATGACAGCTGAATTTGCTCGTCGTATTGGTACGGAAGAAGAAAAGGCATTCTTGATTGGCGATGGTTCTAAGAAACCGACAGGTATCTTTACTCAGGCAGAAGTTACAGGTCCAACGACTGCTACAAACAATATTACCTTTGACGATATGATTGAACTGTATCATTCTCTACCAGCACCCTATCGTAAGAATGCAGTTTGGATTTTACATGATACGACTGTTAAAGCTATCCGTAAACTCAAGGATAACAATGGTAACTACATCTGGCAGCCATCCACTCAAGTTGGACAACCAGATTTGATTCTAAATCGTCCATACTATACTTCAACCTTTGCCCCACTACCTGAAGCCGGAAACAAAGCCATTGCTTTTGGTGATTTTTCTTATTATTGGATTGCGGATCGTCAAGGTCGTACCTTCAAACGTCTGAATGAACTCTATGCCAATAATGGACAGATTGGTTTTCTTGCTTCACAACGTGTGGATGGTAAGTTAGTCCTACCTGAAGCTGTTAAGACACTAACAGTAAAGGCTAAGTAATGATGGTTAGTTTAGCAGAAGCAAAACAGTATCTCAAGGTGGAGCACGATGATGAGGATGGACTGATTGAGCAGTTGCTTGAAACCAGTCAACAACTCTGTGAAGATATTTTGCGTCAATCAATTTATTCAGAAGTTAAACAGACGGCAATCCTATACGGGGTTGCCTATCTTTATGAACACAGAGAAGATGCAAATCATAAGGAGTTGAAGGAGACTCTCTATCACTTATTGTTGGCCGAACGAAAGGATGTGTTCTAATGAAGATTGCACCGTTGAGGGAACGCTTGTCATTTCAGATTCGACAGATTGTTCAAGATGAGATTGGCAATGAAACTTCTACATGGATACCTTTATTTGAACGGTGGTGCTCTTGCCGTCCTCTCAACTTGACCGAAAGGGATGGGAGTGTGACGAAACTGGAACAAGAGAAAGTCCAGTTCACCCTCAGGTATGAAAAGGCAATTCTTGGACTTCATTCCTTAACGACTCACATTCAATTTCGTGGTCAAACCTATGGGATTGAGTCTATTGATGGGGATACAGTGCAACGACAACTAATTTACATCGTCGCTATTAAGGAGGAGAGTTATGACTAGAATTGAACTGGATGCCCTAGAATCTGTCATCGCAAATGAGCTGGCTGAGTATGTAAAGGATACCGCAGAGGTGATGCGTGAAGTTGTAGAGGAAGTCACCGAGGAATCCATCGAAACCTTGAAAGCAACGTCACCGAGAAAGAGTGGATCTTATGCCAAAGGGTGGAAGAGTAAAGCAACGATTGATACCAGTACAGGTCTAACCAAGACCATTCATAATCGAACGCCAGGCCTGACGCATCTGTTAGAAAATGGTCATGCCAAAAACTCTGGTGGGCGAGTTGAGGGAATTAAGCATATCGCACCTGTTGAGAAACAAGCGATACAATCCTTAGAAGAAAAGCTGAGAAAGCGAGTGTGATAGGACATGTTACTGAGCGAAGTGTACACCCTTCTCAAAGAATTACAGTTTCCACTTGCCTACCATCATTTTGAGGAGGGGAGTCGTCCAAGACCACCGTATCTAGTTTATTTGGTAACTGATTCAGATAATCATGGTGCAGACAATTGGACTTATCATAAGCAAAATAATCTGCAAGTGGAACTCTATACCACTAAGAAAGACTTAGAAACTGAACAAAAGGTGGAGTCATTATTTGACAGCCACCTTATTTATTTTGAAAAAGTAGAGACCCATATCTCATCTGAGAAACTCTACCAAATAACCTATTACATCACATTATATGGAGGATAATATGGCTGAAAAGAATAAGGTCACCTTTGGACTACAAGATGTCCATTGGGCAGAAGTTACAAGCGAAGGTTCTGATGGTACGTTGACATATGGCAATGTAGAACGACTTCGTGGTGCTGCAGAATTAACCCTTGAACCAACAGGGGATAAGGGTTCTTATAAGGCAGACAATATCAATTTTTATACAACAGAATCAAATGATGGTTACGAAGGAACACTAAAAGTTGCTCTTCTAACGCAGGAATTTTTGACACGAGTCCTTGGAGAACAGTTAGATGCGACGACAAACACCATTTCAGAGATCGCAAATAGCGAAAAGAAAAATTTTGCGTTGATGTTCCGTTTTGAAGGGGATAAAAAAGAAACATTACACGTTTTGTATTATTGTTACGCATCTCGTCCGACTGTTGGTTCAAAAACCAAGTCTGGTTCAGATATCAATGAGGTAGAGTTGACCTTTACTGCCAGCCCTCGCCCACTTGATAAGGTTGTACGTCGACGAACAACAGAGGAAACGAGCGATGAGATTCGTGAAAACTGGTTCAAGGCAGTTTTTGAACCTCGTAAGTAAGGAGAAGGCAATGAGAGAAAGTATTACCATAGCAGGCACGACCTACGAGTTAGCAACCAATGCCTACACACCAATTGCTTATAAAGAGCAGTTTGGTAAGGATTATTTCCAAGACTTATTCTCGATGGTCAATAGTCAAGCAATCTTGGCAAAACTTGACCAGTTAGAAGATGGAGAGGAATTACAGGCACATCATATTGATGTTTCTATTCTGTCTGATTTCGATATGACATTTTTCCATCGGATTTTTTGGGTCTTTGCGAAGTCAGCCAATCCACGAGTGAAACCATTTGTGGATTTTTATATGGAGATGGAAGAATTTCCAGTGCAGGATATTGCCCCTGTCTTGATGAATATGTTGAACCAAGGGATGTCAACCAGAAAAAAGCAGATGAAACAGAAACAGCGAGTGAAGAAATCTTCACAGTAGAGAGTTATTTCTCCTGTTGTAAGGAGACTGGTCTGACCATTGACGATTTAAAACATATCTCTATCGGGATGGCACTTGACTACCAAACGGACTATGTGGAGATGCGTACTCGAGAAACTTCTCAAACACGACGAGCAACTCAAGCTGATTTTGATAATTTCTGATGGTAGAAAGGAGGGACTATGGCTGGAAACATAAAGGGAATTACGATTGAAATTGGTGGCGATACCCAACCCTTACAAGATGCACTTAAGGGTGTAAACAAACAAGCATCTGAAGCTACCAAAGAACTAAGACAGATTGATAAGGCTCTCAAGTTTGATACTGGCAATGTCACCCTCCTTACTCAAAAGCAGGAAGTATTAGCGAAACAAGTTGAAACAACTCGAGAAAAGCTAGCGACATTAAGGCAAGCACAAGCTCAGGTTGAGGCTCAGTTTAAGGCAGGTACCATTGGAGCAGACCAGTATAGAGCCTTTCAGCGGGAGCTTGAAACTACCAAAAATGTTCTGAATAGTTATGAGGGTAAACTAGCAAACGTTTCACGAACCATTTCTGAAAATAGCAGTCAGGTTGATAGTAATAAGACTAAACTACAAGCCCTTCAGTCAGAACAGGCTCAATTAGTATCTGAGAGTGAAAAGCTAACAAGTTCTTTTAAACTTCAAGAATCCGCTCTTAGCTCAAACGCAAGTGAGTCCGATAAGCTAGCACTGGCCCATCAAAAAGTGACAGGTCATTCAGAAATACTGGAGCGTCAGATTCAAAATTTAGAGAAACAACTGGAGTTAACAAAGAGTGAATTTGGTGATCAGTCAATCGAAGCCAATAAACTGGAAAAAACACTCAATGAAACCAAGGTAGCCTACAACCACCTTCAAAATGAGATGGAGGAAATGGCATCTAGTTCAGATGTAGCAAAGACTAGTCTCTCTGAAACCAATCAGCTCCTTAAGGCTGACCTCTTGATGGAGTTTGGTGACCAAATTAGCGAATTATCTCAGAAACTAATTGATTTTGGAAAACAATCCTTGGATGCCTTTCTTGAGATTGATGAAGGGATGGACGTGATTGTCACAAAGACAGGGGCAACTGGAGCCGCCCTTGACGAGATGACGGATATGGCTAAGCAACTTGCGACAGAGATACCGACCGATTTCAATACCGCAGGGACTGCAGTTGTTTTATTGAATACGCAATTTGATTTGACAGGCGATGCCCTAAAATCAGCATCCACTCAACTGATTCAGTTCTCTGAAATCAATGGTAGTGATGTTTCAAGTTCGGCTATTTCTGCAAAACAAGCCATAGAAGCATATGGCTTGCAGGCTAGTGATTTGGCAAGGATTCTTGATACAGTTACATACACAAGTCAAGAAACCGGAGTTGGTGTTCAGGAATTGATGGATAAGGCAGTTGCTGGAGCACCTCAGATAAAATCACTCGGTTTGACATTTGATGATGGTGTGACCCTTATGGGTCGGTTTGAGAAAGCAGGTGTGGATTCATCTGCGGCTCTCTCATCATTATCCAAAGCAGCAGTAGCTTATGCCAAAGATGGCTTGACTCTCAAAGATGGTTTGGCTGGAACGGTAGAACAAATCAAACAATCCACCAGTGAAACTGAAGCCCTGTCGTTGGCATCAGAGGTATTTGGTAGTAAAGCAGCTCCTCGAATGGTTGATGCCATTAAACGAGGAGCCTTAACCTTTGAAGCCCTGGCAGGAACAGCGGAAAAAGCTGCAGGTATCGTCACTCAAACCTACGAGGGCACGCTTGATCCAATTGACCAGTTTACAACAGCACAAAATAGTGCAAAGTTGGCAATGGCAGAAATAGGTGATGCTATTGCGTCAACACTTGCCCCAGTATTACAAGTCTTGGCGGAGTTATTGCAGCAGGTTGCGACATGGTTTTCTGGTCTTTCAGAACCGATTAAACAGTTCTTAGTGATTGTTGGACTTCTAGTTGCTGGTTTTGGTTTATTACTCCCAGTTTTTCTTGCCCTACAAGCTGCCGCTATGGCTATGGGAACAACTATTGTCGGTTTACTAACTACAGTAGCTCCCATAGTTGGTATGGTTTTAGGAGTAATTGCGGTTATCGCCCTCTTAGTTGTTGGGATTCAACAGCTCTGGCAACATAACGAAGGATTTCGGACGGCTGTTCTGGAAATATGGACGGCTATTTCCAGCTTTATATCGACCGTCATTCAAGAAGTTTCAAGTTTTATCATGTCCATTTGGGGGACGCTTACTACTTGGTGGAGTGAAAACCAACAACTGATTCTCGATGCTGCAACCACAGTATGGAATGCCATTTCAACGGTCATCACTACAGTAATGACAATTCTTGGACCATTGATTCAAGCTAGTTGGGAAAATATCAAACTCATTATCACAACCGCTTGGGAAATGATAAAGATTGTTGTAGACACTGCTATCAATGTAATTCTAGGAATTATTAAAGCTGTCATGCAAGTCATAACTGGTGATTGGACGGGTAGCTGGGAAACGATTAAGCAGGTACTTTCAACGGTGTGGGAGGGAATTACATCCCTTATATCTATGGCATTAAACTTCATTGCCCAACATATTTCAACTGCTTGGATGGGCATCAAGAATACCATCTCAAATGTACTATCTGCTATTAGTTCGGTTATTTCAACTATCTGGTCAGCTATTCAATCGACAATTTCCAATGTCCTGTCTGCGATTGGTTCAACTGTTTCAACTATATGGAATGGTATCAGTAGTACCGTATCCAACATTCTGAATGGGATATCCAATACGGTTTCATCTGTTTGGAACGGTGTGAAAAATACAATTTCAAGTGCTATCAATGGTGCAAGAGATGCCGTGAGTAACGCCATAAATGCCATTAAAAATCTCTTTAACTTCCAAATCAGATGGCCGCATATTCCCCTTCCTCATTTTCGAGTATCAGGTTCAGCCAATCCACTCGATTGGTTGAAGGGCGGAATTCCTAGAATCTCCATTGATTGGTATGCCAAAGGAGGAATTTTAACCAAGCCCACTGCATTTGGGGTAAACGGCAATAGCCTAATGGTAGGGGGAGAAGCAGGACGAGAAGCTGTTTTACCTCTTAATAACCAAACCCTAGGTAGTATTGGTCGCAGCATCGCAGCCACCATGCCTAATAAGGCAACAACCATAACGGTCAACATCACGGATGTTGTGATTCGTGAAGAAGCAGATATGAAAAAACTAGCCGATTATGTGGCAGGTCGACTGGCAGATGAAATGACACGACAAGCCCTACTGAAAGGAGGAACGGTGTGATTAAACATAATGAATTGGTACTGAATGGAAAAGGCACCTCGTCTTTTCCTTTTAAAGTTCTTGTGGAAGATAGACCGAGCATTCAAGTGCCACGGTCTAAAACGCACCTTTTAGATCATCATGGGTTGAGTGGGGCAATTGTCCAAACCAATAAACACCGTGATGTGATTGAGAAGTCTTACCGCTTGTATTTGATTGGTGCGAGTGAGAAAGAGGTCAATGAGTTCTCAGGCTATCTTATGCAGGAAGGGTTTTGGCTAGAAAGCGAACGTCTTAAGCTCACCCGACTCTGGTGTTACCGAACGGATAGTTTTGATGTCACGCAGGATGAGCACGATGTGTATGTGATTGACGTGACTTTTATCTGTCACCCTACTCGCTTTTTCAAGATGGTGGATAGGCAAGTCTTGAACGCAAATGGTGTGTTGAAAACACAAGGATCTGCTCTTGCCTTTCCTACCGTTACCATCACTGGTCAATCGGTGTCAGAAACCTCATTCACAGTAGGTGACCAAGTGATCCGCATTGAGAAATTTACAGAGCCGTTGGTTATGATTAATCACCCAGACCGTCCTAGTTTTAAGACCCTATCTGGGAAAGTTGTCAAGTGGTCTGGGGATTTTATCACGATTGATGCCAGTCATCCAAGACAATCTGTCGGAGTGATTTTAGGCAGTGGGATATTATCGCTTACCTTTGAGACGAATTGGGGGTGGGTGTGATGCTTTATCTTCTTGATGGTCAAACAAAGACATCGAAATGGAATGGTCAACCATTATTTGAAGCGATGAGTGTAATGGTAGAAGAAGAGTTGAATGGCACCTTTCAGCTACGAGTAATTTATCCCATTACAGATTCGGGTATTCATGAAACCCTTAGAGCAGACGAGTTGATTTTGTGTCCAACTCCTGATTTAGGAAAGCAACTCTTTCGCATTAAGCAAATAAAGATCCAGAACGATACGGTAGAGCTTGAGTGTTATCACATTTCAGATGATGTGATGAAGCGTCAGATTAAGCCATTTTCTGCAACTAACACGACTTGCCAATCAGCTCTTTTGAGACTGGTTGAGGCTTGTTCGTCTGATTTGGGAATTTTTAGCTTTGATAGTGATGTGACGGAGCCTCATACCTATGTATCTGACAAAGATTTGATGCTCTATCAAGCTCTGATGGATGGTAAGCATTCGATTCTTGGAACGTGGGAAGGTGAGCTAGTTCGTGATAACTTTCGGCTGATGGTTAAGAAACACCGTGGCAAGGATAAGGACGTTATTCTCACAAGCCATCACAATCTGAAAGCTTATGAGGATAAGTTGTATTCAGATAAGGTCATTACACGCATCTATGCGACCTCAACCTTTCAGGCAGAAGGTATTGATGAGGATACTGTGCTTTCAGTCATCGTAGAGAGTCCCCTCATTAACCAATACCCTTATGTCCATGAAGCACGGTATGAGAATAACACGATTCAGACAGAGGAAGGGTTACGTCAATGGGCGCTGTCTAAGTTCACGCATGAGCACATCGACAGCATCTCCAGACAGATAACAGTTGAAGCTTATCAGTTAGACGGCCAGGAAGTACATCTGGGAGATACGGTTACTCTTAAAAGTCAAAAGCACAAGGTAGATGTTAAGAAAAAGGCAGTCGGTTATACCTTTGACGCTCTAGAAGAAGTTTACCTTTCGGTGACCTTTGATGATGAGGTTAGCTTTACAACCTCTGGATCATCTGGGCCCCATTCGCTAACTAGTGCGGCTAAGACCATTCTTGACGTCAATCAATCGGTTACAGAACACCGAGCATCTAAGGAACGAGCCAATTTTAATAAGGTTTTTAACAGGCAATTTGAGCGTCTTCAGACCGAAGTTGAAGATGGTATCGCTATGGCCAAAGCAGAAGGCGAGCGTTCTGGGAAGAAAGCTGCGCTTGATTATCTGGCAACTGATGCCTTAGAAGCACGAGTCGCAGCCCTTCAAAAAGCTATGATTGATGAGTTGACTGTCTCTAGTTCAGCATGGATGACAAGACTCGTTTCCCAACAGATTCTATCAGAGTATGTGAAGAGCCTAGAAATTGAAGCAGACAAGGTCGTTATTCCTGGCCGGCACACCCCAGTCTTTAGTTTGGATAGGGATGGGAATCTTTCCATTGATACGCCCCTCCTAAAGGTGAGAGGGGAAAGTCTAGCGACACAAGCTGACCTTAAAACCATCTCTTTAACTCCTGGGCCAATGGGTGATGCTGGAGCAGATGGGGTGGGCATTCAATCAAGGGAGCAGTACTACTTAGTGTCTGCACAAAAGACTGGCCTTACGGCAACTAGCACTGGTTGGAGCAAAACCATTCCTTCTCTCACCTCAACGCTTAAGTATCTGTGGAACTATGAAAAAACAACGTTCACCAATGGCTCAACGACAGTCACAACGCCCATTGTCATCGGAGTTTATGGGGACAAGGGTGTGGATGGAATGGCTGGTAAGGACGGAAAGACCCTTTACACTTGGAGGATGTACGCAGATAGTGACAAGGGAGATGGGATTTCTGCCGTCTCAACTGGCAAACGCTACCTCGGACTAGCCGTCAATAGGGAGAGTGCTACGCCTTCAACCAATCCTAGTGACTATACCTGGTCTTCCTTTTTTGAGGGAACGGAACTGGGTGGTCGTAATTACATTGACGATTACGCCATGAAGGCTGTGACCTTTTCATCAGTAACCTCTGAGTGGAAGAAGGAGGTGGTTGAGGATACGAGTTCTGTTAGTGGGGTGACTATTAAGTTGACCTGTACCAAAGCAGGTACAGCTGGATTTCATCGGAACTTCTATGATTTAAGGAGTCGAATTGGTGCGACTATGACTTTTTCAATTGATATTAAGTGTTCAAAATCTGTCACACTCAATATGGGTTGTGAACTCGGTGGAACGAAAGCTTACGACGTCACAACAGATTGGCAAAGGTTTGTTTCTTCATGGAAAGTAAGTAGTTATCAGTACTATTCTTATATCTTTTACTTAACGTCAGGTTCGTGGTTAGTAGGAGATGTGGTTTATCTTCGAAATGTTCAATTGGAAGATGGCAACGTTGCTTCAGCGCCTGGGCCTTCTTTAAATGATCTTATCGCCCAGATTGATGCCAAGGCAGATAATGGCTTCATAAAGCAGCAATTAGACCTTCTAACTGAAAAAACAGAATCTCTCCGAGTAGACCTTGAGGCGAGGGCGTTGGCGAAAGAAGTAGCTGATTGGCTCAAGTCTTATAAAGAGTTTGAGAAGAATAATGAAGCTGTCCTTGCGCAATTTAATCAAGACTTTATTGATAACACAGCTCGTATCGCAGCTATTGAAGCAGATCTTAAAGCCAACAGTCTCTTGCTTAACTTTGTCAATACCTATTTGAGAGCTGGTGATAATGGGGTGATTATTGGTAAGAAGGATAACTCTGAATATATCGAATTAACCCCACAAGGGATGATGATTAAGTCAGCTGGTAATGCCGTTATGACGGTTACAGCTGGTGTCATTAAAATCCATCATGGGGTCTTTGTGGAGACCTTACAGGTTGGTTATTACCGACTAGAAGCTGCTAGGCATAATGCCAAGCATCTAGTCTGTCGTTTTATTGATGCCAAGTAGAAAGGAGACCTTATGGCAGATTATGGTTCAAATAATGATAGGGGCTATACCCTACTTTTGCGAGTGGAAGAAACAGGCACTTCGACCGCTGACAATACATCTACTGTACGAGTTCAACTCTGGCTAAAGAATGGTTATACGACCTTTGGGATGTATGACTGTAGGGCAAGTGTGTCTATCGATGGCCAGACGCTTTCTTGGTCAGGGCGACCAGATATGTACACGGCTCATAGTTCTCTTCACTTGATTGATAAGACCATCACTGTGCCACATGATTCGAATGGGTCAAAAACCATCAGTTTTTCTGCGACCTTCTCTGGGTCTGGTGGCTGGTCGCCTGGCACCTTAAATACAGGGTCACAGTCGTTACGATTGAGCGATATCCCGCGGTCATCTAGCGCTACAGTTTCTGGGAATATGATGGGGCAAGCCGTAACCATCACGATAAAGCGTGCCAGTAGTGATTTTACCCATAACATGACCTGGCATTTTGGCTCTCTAAGTGGGACAATTGGAACAGGCATTGCGACTTCTGTAACGTGGACACCTTCGATTTCACAGTTGGCTACTCAGATTCCAAATAGCACCTCAGGTAATGGGCATTTAACGCTAGTCACTATCTATGGTGGTAAGACAGTAGGCTCAATGACAATTCCGATTTCCCTCAACCTACCGACGTCAGTTGTTCCAACCTTGGACAGTATTTCTGTTTCAGAATCCCATGCCACTGCAAAAACGATTTTAACTGGCAACAGTTTTGCCCAGTTGGTGTCTAATCCTAAAGTGACCTTCAATCAAGGAGCAGGTATTTACGGATCGACCATTCCTTCGACGGGGTATCGTGCAGAAGTCTTCAAATTTGAGAACAATCAGTGGGTTCAACTGCCTAACGTGGCAACGAGTAATAACGGTCTTTTGGGAGGTATCAACTGGACTGGTCGTGCTAAGGTTTCTGCCTATGTGACTGATGCGAGAGGGCGACAAAGTGCTCGAAAAGAAGTGGAGATAACCCTATTAGAGTATTTCAAACCCATCTTCTCATTCTCAGCGGTTCGTGCTGGTTCTAGTATGAATGAGGTGACGGTCACACGAAAGCTTAAGATTGCCCCTTTAACCATCAATAGTATCCAAAAGAACAAGGCAACTTTGACTTGGGAAGTGGTTGATTTGGCAAGTGGCCAGAAGGTCATAAACGCTGGTGGTGCTGCCAACTGGACATCAACTACGGAACACACAAAGACGGATTTCCAAGCTATTTTAGGTGGTACTTATGATACTACGAAATCCTATACCATTATTGGAACGCTTGCAGACTTCTTTTACTCCACGACCTTTGAATTTACCATTGGTCCAGAAAAGGTTGTCTACGGCTTAAGCCCATCTGGTATGGGGATAGGCAAAGCATGGACAAGAGGGGTGCTAGATGTGGATGGGAGTTTACCTGCATATTTTGACGGTGACATCTACATGAAGAATAAGAAACTTCTTGATATTTTCTACCCAGTCGGTGTTATTTACGAATCCACGTCAAGTACTAGTCCAGCCACCATTATGGGTGGAACTTGGGAGCGGTTTGGCAATGGTAGGGTCTTGGTTGGAGTATCTGAGAATGAAAGTGAGTTTAATAGCGTTAATCAGTCAGGCGGTAGTAAGACACATACCTTGACCATTGATGAAATGCCATCTCACTCACATGCTCAGTATGTGACGGCTAACAACGGCTCTGGAGCGATTCGTCGAGATTACTCTTCTGACGGTAGCTCTAGCCTTTACCCTCAAGGAAATAACACAGGAAATACTGGTGGCGGAAAGCCACACAATAACTTACAACCTTACGTCACGGTTTACCGTTGGCGTAGGACAGCATAAGAAAGGAAAGTGTCATTATGAAAGAATTACTAGCAACAAATAAAGTCCTCTTCTCAGCGATTGGAGGGCTTATCGGTTCTATGTTTGGAGAAGTTGACGGGGTTTTATATGCCCTTTTTATTTTTCTCATCATTGACTATGTGACGGGAGTTTTTGCGGCAGTTGTCCATAAGAAACTCTCCAGCAGCATTGGTTTCAAGGGTATCTTCAAAAAGATAGCCATTCTCTTTTTAGTATCCGTGGGACACCTCATTGATACTGAAATCATCAAACAGGGTGGGGCGATTCGCACTATGGTGATTTTCTTTTACTTGAGTAATGAGGGCTTAAGTATCTTAGAAAATGTGGTTCGGATTGGCTTGCCTATCCCTGAGAGGTTGCAAGCACTCTTAAAGCAATTCAATGAGAAAGAAGGAGACTAACATGGGAAAACATCTCGTGATTTGTGGACATGGGCAAGGACGAACGACCTATGATCCAGGTGCAGTTAATGCCAAACTAGGCATCACAGAAGCAGGAAAGGTTCGAGAATTAGCCAAGTTAATGTCTAAGTACAGTGGACAACAGATTGATTTTATTACCGAACAAAATGTTTATGATTATCGGAGTATTACTAGTATTGGTAAGGGATACGACTCAATTACTGAATTGCACTTCAATGCCTTTAATGGTAGTGCCAAGGGTACAGAAGTCTTGATTCAATCTTCTTTAGAAGCAGACAAGGAAGATATGGCTATCCTATCTCTCCTTTCACGATACTTTCAAAATCGTGGTATTAAGAAGGTAGATTGGCTCTATAATGCCAACCAAGCAGCGAGTCGTGGATATACCTATCGTTTGGTGGAGATTGCCTTCATCGATAATGAACAAGATATGGCGATTTTTGAGAACAAGAAAGAGGACATTGCGAAAGGTCTTGTGTCAGCAATAACAGGAGTTGAAGTCAAGACAATAGTTCCCTCGACCCCCAGTTCAACTGTTGGGAGTTCAGGAACTCCTTTGAAACCAATCTATCTTGTTGGTGATAGTCTTAGGGTGTTGCCTCACGCGACTCATTATCAAACTGGTCAGAAAATCGCCAACTGGGTCAAAGGGCGCACCTACAAAATCCTCCAAGTGAAGAATGTTCACCAGTCCAACAGTAAGAGAGCTTATCTACTTGATGGAATCAAGTCATGGGTGCTGGAGCAGGATGTAGAAGGAACAACTAAAGGCCATAGTGAGCAGACCTATCAAGCACAGAAAGGCGATACGTATTATGGTATCGCTCGGAAGTTTGGTTTAACAGTTGATGCCCTTCTTGCGGTAAATGGCTTGAAGAAGACGGATATTTTAAGAGTTGGACAAACTCTAAAGGTCAACGCAGCTTCAAGGATAACAACCGCTATTCCAACCAGTGTTGCAAGCCGTGTGGTTGCGTCAGCATTATCCAAGGTCGGTCAAAAGGTAACTGTTCCATCTAACCCTTATGGTGGACAGTGTGTTGCCTTGGTGGATAAGATTGTTCAAGAAATTACGGATAAGAATATGTCCTATACAAATGCCATTGATTGTTTGAAGAAAGCAAAATCAAATGGTTTCCAAGTAATCTATGATGCTTGGGGTGTGAATCCTAAAGCAGGTGATTTCTATGTCATTGAGACAGATGGTTTGGTCTATGGGCATATTGGTGTCTGTGTGACAGATTCTGATGGAAAAAGTATTGATGGTGTGGAACAGAATATTGATGGATATTCTGACCATAATAAGAACGGTATCAATGACCAATTAGAAATAGGTGGCGGTGGAATTACTCGTCGTGTGAAACGTCAATGGATGGCGGATGGCTCACTCTATGATTCTACTGGAACAGTTAAACTTGGAAAAGTTGTAGGTTGGTTTAGAATTTCATAATTTAGTAATAAGCCTGGTGGGAATATCAGGCTTTATTTTTTTGCCTTTTTTTCAAAAAATGCGGAAAAATTACTCCCAAACCTACCTAGTAAGGTAGGAGGATAATATGGACGTTCAAAAAATTAATAATGAGATGACCTACCAACTAACAATGATACAAGCAAAGGGACTTCTAAATAATGGAGCAATCACAATTGAGGAATTTAAACTTTTTAGGCAATTGATGCTTGAAAAATATCAACCGTTTATAAGTCAATTATCGACCTAATAACTGGATATTTTTTTCTTTTTGAGTGATATATAGTAGCGAAAGGAGTGTATTAATTTGAGAACAGTTAGAAGAATACAACCCATAAAATCGCCCTACAAGCCAAGATTTAAGGTTGCGGCATATGCAAGGGTTTCTGATAGTCGTCTTCATCATTCTCTGTCAACACAGATTAGCTACTATAACCGTTTGATACAAGCACATCCAGATTGGGAATTGGTAGGGATTTATTATGATGAAGGCATAAGTGGTAAAGAACAAAGTAATCGACAAGGCTTTCTAAATCTTATAAAGGATTGTGAAGATGGAAAGATTGATAGGATAATCACTAAGTCAATCGCTCGTTTTGGTCGAAATACAGTTGAATTACTAACAACTGTTCGACAATTACGTTTGAAAAATATTGGTGTAACTTTTGAAAAAGAAAATATTGATAGTCTTAGCTCAGAAGGAGAATTGATGTTAACCCTCCTTGCCTCTGTAGCTCAAGAGGAGTCTCAAAACCTGAGTGAAAATATAAGATGGCGAATCCAAAAGAAGTTTGAAAAAGGGATTCCGCACACTCCACAGGATATGTATGGATACCGTTGGGATGGAGAACAATATCAGATTGAACCTAATGAGGCAAAAGTTATTCGAAAAGTCTTTAAATGGTATCTGGAAGGAGATTCGGTTCAGCAGATAGTTGATAAACTCAATCAGGAACAAGTCCTAACAAGGCTTGGTAATCCATTTACCGTAGCAAGCATCAGAGAATTCTTCAAGCAAGAAGCATACTTTGGTCGCCTTGTCTTACAGAAGACTTATCGTGAATCATTCTCTAGAAATCCGAAAAGGAATAAAGGGCAACGCAATAAGTACATCATTGAAAATGCACACGAGCCAATTGTTACAAAAGAATATTTTGATTTAGTACTTCATGAGAAGGAGCGAAGATATCAGTTAATGCATCAAGAAAGCCACTTAAAAAAAGGTATCTTTCGTGACAAAATTTCTTGTTTAGAATGCGGATGTTTGATGATTGTTAAAGTGGATACCAAACAAGTTAATAAAACCGTACGATATTATTGTAGAACACGCAATCGATTCGGAGCATCATCATGTTCATGTAGGACGTTAGGAGAAAAGCGACTTTTGGCATCGTTTAAAAGCAAGTTAGGCATTGTCCCAGATAAAGAGTGGGTTGAAAATAATATTAAACACATCGAGTATGACTTTGGTCACCGTATCATCAGGGTAACACCAGTAAAAGGAAGGAAATATCCTATAGAAATTAGAGAGGGACGATATTAGTGAAGAAAGTAATTACTATTCAGGCTACACCAAGTATTATTAGGTCAAGTTCAGATGATTTCTCTTTGAAAAAGCGTAGAGTTGCAGGCTATGCCAGGGTATCAACTGACCATGAAGACCAAGCAACAAGCTATGAGTCACAGATGCGGTACTACTCTGAATACATTAATGGGAGGGATGATTGGGAATTTGTTAAAATGTACTCTGATGAAGGTATCAGTGGGACAAACACAAAATTAAGAACTGGTTTCAAAGCTATGGTGGAAGATGCACTCAATGGCAAAATCGATTTGATTATTACAAAATCTGTTAGTCGATTTGCGAGGAATACCGTAGACTCACTGACTACAGTTAGGCAGTTGAAAGAGGTAGGTGTAGAAATCTACTTTGAGAAAGAAAACATTTGGACATTAGATTCAAAAGGTGAGCTACTCATAACCATCATGTCTAGTTTGGCACAAGAAGAAAGTAGGAGCATATCCGAAAACGTAACTTGGGGCTTAAGGAAACAATTTGCGGAGGGAAAGGTTCATTTTCCTTATACAAATGTTTTAGGCTTTAAGGCAGGTGAAGATGGAGCAATTGTAGTTGATCAGGATGAAGCCAAAACAGTTAGGTACATCTTTCAGCAAGCTCTCCTTGGTAGATCTCCCTATCATATCGCAAAAGACTTAACTGAACAGGGTATTCCTTCACCAAGTGGCAAACTACATTGGAACACCACAACCATTAAACGGATGCTTCGAAATGAGAAGTACAAAGGGGATGCGCTCCTTCAGAAAACTTACACTATCGACTTTCTAACCAAGAAGAAAAATATTAACAAGGGTGAGTTGCCTCAGTATTATGTGGAGAACAACCATGAAGCAATAGTAGATAGAGAGACTTTTGATGCGGTCCAGCAAGTCTTGGATGCTAAAGGGAAGAAGTCGAGTACCTCAATCTTCAGTTCAAAACTGGTTTGTGGGGATTGTGGACATTACTTTGGTAGTAAGGTCTGGCATTCAACCTCAAAGTATAGGAGGGTAATCTATAGATGTAATGAAAAATATAACGGTGAAAACCGGTGTGCCACCCCACATGTTACTGAGAAAGAAATAAAGCAGTGGTTCGTTTTAGCCGTCAATCAGGTCATTGAGAATAAGGATGAGATTATTGATAATATTAAAGTTCTATGTTCGATCGGTAGTCTAGAGGGCATTGACAATCAAATAAAGGAACTTGAAACTGAGACTGAGATTCTTAGCCAGATGGTTTCAAGGCTAGTGATGGAGAATGCCTCTACCTCACAAGACCAAGATGAATATCAGTCTAAGTATCGTCAACTCAGTGCGAAATACGAAAGTTTAGTTGAAGGGATTGAGGAACTAGAGGTACAGAAGTTAGCAAAATCAAAAAGAAATAAGGACTTGCAAGATTTCATCACTGGTCTGAAGCAACAAGAGGGATTATTAACAGACTTTGATGAGTTGTTGTGGGAAACTATGATTGAGAGTATCACCATCACCAAGGATAGTGATGTTGAAATTACATTTAAGAACGGAGCGGTCGCAACTATATAGATACGACTGCTTTTTTTTTGATATAATAGATGTAAAATAATTTAGTAAGAACGGTGAATTGAATGGATTTTGAAACTTTAACTCGTTTTATCATTTGTGAAGCAAAAGTGTTGAGTGGTCAGACATTCAATAATTTTGAAGAATTTTTAGTGGTTTTTGACGAATTCTATAGTTCTATTACGAATGAACTGGTTAGAATCGGCTATGAATTTGCGAATAAAACTGAATTGATTACATTTGTTAAAATGGTGAACTTACTTTATAGTTGGAGATTCACGACTGCGGAGATTTCAAATTTTACTGATAACTTCCTATATGGTTATACGATACCTCAAATTAATAAAGAGTTTGACTTACTCCGATTTGGAGAAAACTATAATATAAATATTGAGTTGAAAAGTGATTCAACTCCTGAAGAACAGGAGCAGCAGTTACGAAAAAATCACTTTTATTTGAACTTTCTACCATCTAAAACTTATTATTATAGTATTTCACCAAACACAAGTACATATATTGAATACGTGCCTGAAGAAGATAAATTTATTAATATTCTACCTGAAGATTTTTTTAAGGTTATAAAAGAACAAAATATAATTAGGTGTACTTCGGAAGAAGCAGATAGTTTTTTTGAGATTAAAAATTATTTAGTATCGCCATTTAATGACGTACAAAGATTTATGGACGGGAAGTACTTTTTAACAGGTCATCAAATGCAAATAATTAATGAAATCATTAATAGTACTGAGAATCTAAAATCATTTGCAATTAAAGGAAATCCTGGTACGGGAAAATCTTTGTTAATTTATCATCTAGCAAAACAACTAATAAGTTTAGGGAAAAAAGTAGTGATTATACATGGTGCAAAAGTCAACTCTGGTCAAATTGAATTAAATAGTAGAGGTTTTAGCATAGTCTGTATTAAAAGATTTTCTTCAATATTAAAAAACTCCAACCAATACGATTATATAATTATTGATGAAGCACAAAGATTAAGACAAAATAGCAAATATCAACAACTAACAGAATTGACAAGCAGTATTATATCCTCAAATACTAAATTTATTATTTCACTAGATGGGCGTCAAACTTTGAGTCCAGAGGAAACTATTGATAATACCACATTACTTTTAGAATTTATTAAGAAAAATGGGGATGTTTTCAGTCTCAAAGACAAATTTAGGTCTAATCCAGAAATGAGCAAATTTATTCAATTGCTTTTTAAAATTCCCATTGATAGAGAAATTGAAATAATTCCAAACGAAAAGCGAAATATTAGTGTTAGATTTTTCTTTGATAGGAAGTCTAGTGATGAATATTTAAAGATGAGAAGTTCAGATAATAACTGGAATATTTTAAATTATACAAAAACACCACGAGGAAGATATTTTGCTAGAAGGTCAGAACCACTGGATAACATGTCTGATTTTGGACAAATGTCCCATAGCATTATTGGACAAGAGTTCAATAATGTGATTGTTCCTCTGGATTCGAATTTTTACTATGAAGAAGGAGAACAACTTAATTCAAATAATGGAAAATCTCGGAAATTTAAATTTCTAAAGACAACATCGTCTTACTATCCGCTTGATAAGATGTTATATCAAAATATAACAAGAACTCGTGAGAATCTTGAGCTTGTAATTATTGAGAATTATAATCTATTCATTGAAATTTCGAAACTCTTAGGTAGAGTGTAA